GTATTGATTTCATATTGCTCAAATAAAGGAACCGCAGCCTCATACCATTCTTCTGGGTTACGGTTCTTTGGAATCATTGCGCTAAACTGTTCCAAACTAATCATTTTTTCATTTTCTCCTTAAAGCTTAACATTTTTGACTTATTCTTTTTCTTGTATTTTTTGGCTTGAGCAGGAGTTACCCCAGGTTCTCCATCAGGACCTACACCTAAACCTGCAATTGCACCACTTCCGACAGAAACATCTTCTTCCATTCTGTCCATAATCCATGCTTTAGCATTTGCCTTACCGTATTCGGTAGTTTCCCATTCCCAACTTTCTCGACGCTTATCCCAGACCATAACCTTCCATTCACCTTTGTGACGTTCGTTATGATCTAAAGCCTTTTCAATTTGATATTTTTTTCCGCCGATGGTTGCTTCGATTTCGCCGTTAGATCCTGCTTTTTTCCACCGTACTTTTGCCTCATTTAATTCACTAAATCCATTGACATTCTCTGCGAGTGTGTTATAATAACCATATCGGTTTTGAAATTCTAATAGAACATTGTCAATATCAGATTCATCCATATCTTCTGTAATTAAAGATTCATCTGTAAAATGTTTATATTCCTTAATTAGAAATAACGCTGCAGCATAAGATGCCAACTTTGTACTACCACCAGGAACCTTGGCTAACAACTTTTTGATGTTAGCAAGCATAATGTCATAAAGACCCCACGCCTGTTCTTCCTTTTTGGTTTTGAGTGTTTTACGAGGTTTTAAGACTTTGCCGTCTTTATCAATAATACCTAACTTGTAGGCATCCCAGTTCTCGAAAGGTGTTGCCAATCGACGAATAAATTGATATACTAAAAATAAGTCGACGACCATCGTCAAATTCCTTTAAGTTTTTCCACTATATGCTTGTCTGACACAATATTATGTTTACTTAAAACAACATCATCATAACGAATTTCCAATGGCATAAAGTTCAAATATTCAACAAATGGTTTTAAGTATTCATGGTATTCGCCTAACTTCATAAAAAGTAGGTTCGTTGCATCAGGCCCAAATACATTATATATGATAATCAAGTGGTTCAGAATCAACCTTTCTTTAAGATCCTTGTCTTGTCTATATCGACCGAACAATTTTCTCAAATACTGAAATCTTTTCAGATCCTCTTCAAACTCAGTTACGTCTGAACATTGAGGATTATCATAATGTTGGGCAGCATATAACAGAAAGGTTGCTTCCGTTAATTTCATTATATATCAACCAAGTATTAGCTGTCAGCCACGATAGTATCTTCAATCGCTGTATTACCTGTTACACCTAAGTCACCTGCATCAGCCTGTGATACTTTCATTGTTACCAATGGTTCTACAATGTGACGTGTACGGCCGTCAGCTGTTGTGTAAGTATTATACAGGTTCCAACCAGGTGTTTTAATACCTTTTGCACGGTTAGCTGCTACGCCTGCCTCTGTTAAGTCTACAAAGATTGCGTTGTCTTTGTCGTGTGACTTGTTTGTGTTATTCGCATCGTCTTCCAAATATTTTGGAACTGATCCTACTGCGTCGGTTTTTCCCCAAAGTGCCATTGCTTTTCTCCTTGTTTGGGTTTATTATAGTTATATTTATTACATTCCTTGGCGGAATTTCAATTTAGATAAAGCGCCTGCAAGAGTCTTGATATCTTTTTCTGGTACTTGAATATACTTACCACCATAATTAATCTGCAAACCCATTGCTCCTTTTCCCATTGAGAAACGAGTCATTTGGATGCCGCCTTTGTCGTAAAGATCAGTGGCTTCAGTTACAGTCTCTTCTTTAACTGCCTTTGATACTGCTTTGCGGCGGTTGTGCAAATACTCGTCTGAGTCATCAACATCGCCATCGTTATTAATATCTTTATCTTTACGATCTTTGAATTTTTTCTTTAATGCTTTAGGCTGAACTTTGTCCATTTCGTCGCCGTCATCGGAAACATCGTTTGTGTTGTCTTCCATCAACTTAGGATAAAGATCTTCGATATCTTGTTTTTCCCAACCGCTCTTCAGCATCCATGCGACAACCTTTTTCTTATCTTTGGAATCAACAACAATTTCGTCGTCCATTTTCTTATCAGGTGTGGCACGGACCCCAGCCTTTTTCAATGCAGCAATAGCATCTTTAGGGTCGGTTACTTGAATAAAAACTTTTGCCTCATCAAGTCTTTCGATGAATGCCTTTGCTACATTAATCTTCATTTGGTTTTTCCTCTTTATCTTTTTTAGGTTGAGATTCTTTTTCTTCCTCGTCGTCCTTTTTCTCAGCGTCTTTTTTGCCTTTTTCTTTGGCGGCTAACATAGCAAGAGTATCAGGCTCTTTTTCCTCGAGGTGTGCTTTAAAGCGTTTCATTGTTTGTTTCCTTTAAGGTTTAATCAATATCCGACTATATTTATTTAATTATCTACATTGGCGCCTGCACGCCATTGATAGCAACTCCAGTATCTTGCTTTCCACTTAGGACCTGGATCTGCACAATTATGTCTTGCTCTAAAGCTTTTTCTACGCGCAGGATCATCTCTTTTAATTTCCATTTTCGGATCGCCAAAACGGACAACAACAACATTACCCTTTTCATTTTTGACGTATACTTTAAATTTCTTTGAAGGAACCTCAGAGGTACGAATAGGATTATTCAATTCTACTTTCTTGCCTTCGTATTCGGCCGCCTCAATAATCAAATCATCGTAGATGCTGCATTCTTCACAAATGGCATCAATACGATCTTCTGTATATTTACTAAACTTATCCACCGAACTCGTGCCCCGCTACTCTTTTCATTTGTTTGTTAAACTCTTGTTGAGATGGCTTTTCTTTATAAAGTTTAATTGAAATTTCAGGACGATCTTTACCTTTAATACGCCAATTATAACCTTTTTCTTTATGTTCAGGTTTAGTTGTTTTTACAACACGGCGTTTATAACCTTGCTCCCAAGTTTCAGAACCTTCTTCAATCTCCGCTTCTTCAGGTACACAGTTAGGTACCATCTTGTCACCTTTCTTTTTCATGCCGACCTGTTTATATCCTGACCAACAATCTTCATCTAGGTATTGTTTAAAACGTTTCATTTCTTTTTCCTGCCAGTTACTTTCTTTGGCCTAGGAGGCGCATACTTACCTTTTTCGGTAGCTTCTTTAATTGCTTCCTTTAAAGGCTTCTTAGGCATTTGGCGTGTCCTTTTTGAAATTCTTTACAAGCTCGTCAGTACCTTCTTCGCCAGCACCGCCTTCTTCTCTGAATTGCTTAAAGCTCTCAACAGATTTAATTGTCTTACGGCGTGTTTTCTCGTATTCAGAAGCTTCATCTTTTTTCTTTTTGGCAATCGCTCTTGCCGCAGCGCCTGCAACTGCACGACCAGCGATTGCTGCAACCGCAGGAAACATTTCGTCAATTGATTCAACATAACCTTTATCACCAGGCTTTTTACCGTGGTTCATAACCTTTTTACCAATCGCAGTAAGGTTACCTTTCTTATCATACATTTGATTGACAAGTTTCTTTTCAGATGGTGATAAAGTTTCATCAAGCTCAACTTCTTCGCGAATTTTAATTCTGAACATTTTTTCAACAGTTTCCTTGCCCATATGTTTAGCAAGAGTAACGATTAACCATTCACGTGGTTCTGTATCAAGATCCATTACAAATTTAATAAAGCTTGAACCTGCTTTGCCAGTTGATAGCATCTTTGCTGCTTTCATAAAGTCTGCTTTATCAATGCCACCGCTTTTCTTTGCATATGCTTCAATTTCAGAGGCCGCCTTTTTCATCTGAGGTGTTGCTGCTTCATTCATTTCTTCTATTCCTTCTTTACGAATTTTTGCCGCAAGGTCAGAATCTGCTTTACCCCACGTGCCTTTTGACTTTGTTACGAATGAGTTAACTCGAGCCATACCCCATTGTTGTGGAGTTGTTCCTGGTCGATGTCCTGTTCTCCAAGCTGCCATTCCTCGGTCGTAAACCTTTTTCAAAATACCATATGGCATTCCTGATTTGTCAGCTTTATTCTTTAGACCTTCAATCTGTTTCTCTTCAAGATTGCCAAACATTTCTTCAGTAGATTCTACTAAATCTAATAACTCTTCTAGGTTTGAAATCTCGCTGAATACGGATTCTTCAATTGTATCATCCTCAATTGCAGCATCGTCTTCAGGTTTATGCGCAGGCTTATACATCTTGAATCTTTTATCGTATTTGACTTTATTATTCCGATCCATTAGCATATGAGGACGTTTTGTTACGTATGATCCCCACATCTCAAGTAAATCGCTATCACATGTACAAGGATCGCAATTGCATTGACCGCAAACCCATTCGTTCATTTCTCCATACATTGCTTTGTATTTTTTCGTAAATGTTGATGGTTTTGTCTTTGCTTCTTTATCGCCGGGTGCTGGTGTATATGCTTTAGGATTATCGTCATCCATTTTTGCTTTACGAGCAAAGTGACGGGCGCGATCATCTTTCTTATCTTTATCTACACCTTTGTAATATCCTGCAGGCTGAGAACCTGGCATATCATCAATATCTCTATCCTGCGCAACCTTAATCTTTTCGTTAATCTCATAAGATTCTTGTTTTTGCGTTAAAGGATTGTCGATGGCCTTTTTCTTAAACTTATCTCTTTCAGCCGCTTTAACTTTTGGAAGTAATTTCTTTGCGATGCGTTCAATACGAGCCTTGCCTAATTTCTCAATCTTTTTGTCAATTTGAATCTTTTGCGCAACGTCCATATCAGCATAACGCTTATTCTTTGAAAACTTATCTTTAAATGTTGCTATGGCTTTCTTTGTAGCACGCTTCTTAAGGATCTCGGTTGTTGCCTTTTTGCGTTTCATTTTTTCACGGCCGCGTTTTAACTTATGCTTAACACGACGCATAGCAATTGCTTTTGCACGACGTTGTTGTCTATCTAATACTTCATTTAATTCTGAGTCATCCATCTCTAGTGTCTCGTTTATGTTCATGCCTTGTCTAACTGCATTCATAACTTCATCTGCATTTCTTTGCAGCCGTTTTGGCAAACCTTTTTTAAATTGATTAAGATCATTATCCGCGG